CAAACTATGGACATGGTTAATCATCCACCACATTATAATAAAGCAGGTATAGAAACTATAGATGCTATTAAAGCTATGACTGATACAGGATTTGAGTATTATCTACAAGGTAATATTATGAAATACCTTTGGAGATACAGATACAAGAATGGTGCAGAAGATTTAAAGAAAGCACAATGGTATCTGAGTGAATTGATTAGTGTTGTTGAAGATGAAGATAAAAGTTAAAATAACAGCAACATTAGAAATAGACGATGAAGAATATCACGTACCTGCAGATGAAAATGTAGGAGAAGAGATAGAAAATAGTTTTGAAGAATTTATATATGACATTGAAGGTGTTGAAATAAAAAGTATAAAAACAGTACAGGAGAACAGATATGATAAATAATTACTTGCCCACAGATTATCAAAATTTTATAGCATTATCTCGTTATGCTCGTTGGAAAGATGATGAGCAAAGAAGAGAGACTTGGTTAGAAACAGTTGATAGATATTTTGATTATATGCAAAAGCATTTACACGTTAAGCATAAATATAATATAACAAAAGCTCTAAGAGAAAAATTAAATAATTATATAGTATCTTTAGGTATAATGCCTAGTATGAGAGCACTTATGACTGCAGGAGATGCCTTAGATAGATGTCATGTAGCAGGATATAATTGTAGTTACATACCTGTTGATAGTCCTCGTAGTTTTGATGAATGTATGTATATACTTATGTGTGGTACGGGTGTTGGCTTCTCTGTTGAAAGATCAAACGTAGATAAATTGCCTATTGTTAATGAACACTTTGAAGAAAGCACTACAGTTATATCTGTTGCAGATAGCAGACCCGGATGGGCAAAAGCATTTAGAGAAATGATTGCTATGTTATATGTAGGTCAAATACCTAAATGGGATGTATCGCAAGTTAGACCTGCAGGTGCTAGATTAAAAACATTTGGTGGTAGAGCATCAGGTCCTGCCCCATTAGAAGACTTATTTAAGTTTTGTATAGAAATATTTACAAATGCAAAAGGTAGAAGATTATATCCTATTGAGTGTCACGATATTATGTGTAAAGTAGGAGAAGTTGTAGTTGTTGGTGGAGTCAGACGTTCTGCTCTTATATCTTTATCTAATTTAGGTGACGATCAAATGCGTCATGCTAAGTCGGGTCAATGGTGGGAAAATGAAGGACAAAGAGCATTAGCTAATAACTCCGTTGCATTCAAAGGTAAACCTGAGATGGGAACATTCATGCGAGAATGGACAGCATTGTACGAGTCTAAGTCAGGAGAACGTGGTATATTTAATCGTCAATCTGCTAAAGCTAAAGCACTAGAAAACGGAAGACGAAATGCTGATCACGAGTTTGGTTGTAATCCTTGTTCAGAAATTATACTTAGACCATATCAGTTTTGTAATTTAACAGAAGTTGTTGCACGTGAAACAGATGATTTAGATTCTTTAAAAGATAAAGTTCGTATGGCTACAATCTTGGGCACATTCCAATCTACATTGACTGATTTTAAATATTTACGTAAAGTATGGAAAGATAATACAGAAGAGGAAAGATTATTAGGTGTATCTTTAACAGGCATACTTGACTGTCCTGTATTAACACCTAACAATAAAAATCTATTGCTTAATTTACAAGTATTAAAAGAGGTTGCAGTAGAGACTAATAAAAAAATTGCTAAAGATTTAGGCATTCCACAATCAACTGCTATAACTTGTGTAAAACCTAGTGGCACAGTTAGTCAGTTAGTTGATAGTGCTTCAGGTATTCATGCTAGGCACAATCCTTTCTATATTAGAACTGTACGTGGTGACAATAAAGACCCACTAACACAGTTTATGAAAGAAGCAGGTATTCCTGCAGAGCCTGATGTTATGAAACCTGACAGTGTTTCTGTATTTAGTTTTCCTATGAAGTCACCTACAGGTGCTATTACTAGAACAGAAATGACTGCAATAGAGCAACTAGACTATTGGTTGATCTTTCAAAGACATTGGTGTGAGCACAAACCATCTGTGACAATATCCGTCAAAGAGCACGAGTGGATGGATGTAGGTGCTTGGGTGTATAAAAATTTTGATGAAGTATCAGGTATTTCCTTCTTGCCTTTTAGTGATCATACATATGCTCAAGCACCTTATCAAGATATAACTGAAGACAAATATATAGAGTTACATAGTAAAATGCCTGTATCTATAGATTGGTCTAAGTTAGCAAACTTTGAGAAAGAAGACACTACGAGTGGCAGTAAAGAGTTAGCCTGTACTGCAGGTGTATGTGAAATCGTAGACATTGAAGCAACATAATATAAGGAGAATGTAATGAGAGAAATGTTATTATCAGCTTTAAAATCCTACTATGTAGGTCATATAAATAAACATATAGCTAATGTAGAAATATATTTAAGTAGATCTACAGGTATTGGAGAACACTCTGATATCATAGAAGCTATGGACAAAGAGATAGGAGAGATCGGCAAGTATGACGATAGACTATCAATGATAATGAAATATTTAGAGAGGAGACAAGAGAATGTCAAAGAAGAGACAAAAGAAAAATCTAAGTAGAGCAGACAAAGGTTTAACTAAATATGATGCACCTTTGATTATACAATACAAAAAAGGATTCAATGCTTTCTACTCTAACTATGAAAGTCCGTATCATTCTAACTCTATGCAATATAGAGAGTGGCAACGAGGATGGAACGATGCATATGTACAAAAATTAAAGAAGGTTGTTAATGCAGAAGCTAGAGCAAGAAGCTAAGAAGTGGATAGAAAAATCAAAAGAAAATAATAACTCTAAACTAGAAGAGGTGTTAGAGAATATTAAGTTAATACGAAATGTTTCTGAAGCTACTTTAAAAAAGATGAAAGATATAAATGCAAAAAATAACACCGACACATGACCTGTCTTGGTATCTTAAATGGACAGGTTCAGTATTAATTATGTCAGGTATTATTTGTAGAGCAGCAGGTGTGTTTCCATTCTATGATCTTATAGCATCGTGTATGGGAACTGCCTGTCTTGCAGTTATGAGTTATCTGTGGCACGACAGAGCTTTGTTAACAGTAAATGCAGTTGCCTCTGCCGCATTGATGATGGGTATATTAAGACATTTATCTACTATTTAGTGGGAGTTGAAAATAGATTCTTTTTGTTTGGTCTAGGGTCACTCATTACGTGTCTTCCTAGTTCAAATAGATTTTTTAAATCATTTGGATTTGTATAATCTAGTTTCCTATCAGGGAATTGTTGTTCAAAATAATATTCAGCAGTTATCCTAGCTCTAGGACTTAATCTTTGAAATTTAAGTATTGCATCAAGCAGTTCTTCGTTGTTTGTTCTAATTGCTTTTGCTTCTGCCATAGATTGTTTCTTTATCGACTTAACATAGGTATCTAAGTAACCAATGATTTGTTTGTCACCCATACCTAAATTAACTCTTAAATTAGCGATAAATTTAGGCAATTCTTCTTGCATCATTTCTGCAGTTCTTTTGTCGGCAACTCTGTTTGTTTCAGGAAACGGAGATTTAGCCATAAAATCTTTATAACTAAATCCTAATCTTCCTAATTCTATTATGTGGTCAGGTGGTGTTCTGTTTAAAGTTGCACCCATCAACACTTTCATAAAAGGTAAAACTCTTTCAGGTATGTTAGGGTCTTGTGGACTCCTCTGAAAAGGCACATTAGGATCATCAGTAAAAGCATCTATTCTTCTTTTAAATGGTAAACTAAATTCTTGAAAAAAAGCATCAAATCCTGTGCCTAAATTTATCTCTTTCCCAAAAAAATTAATTGTAGTATTTTCATATATAGGATCTTTCTTATAATCTCTTCTTCTATCTGAATCAAATCTCATGTCTCCAGCTTGAAACACAGGTTGTCCATAACCACTAGCTGCCTCTCCAAATATTCTACCTGCAAACCCTAAAGACTTCTCTAGGTCTTGATAATTACCTGTGGCTACATAGTCATAGAACTCTCCTATAGTTTTCTCAGCACTATAAAAACTTCTGAAGTTAGTTCCTGCTATACCTTCAAGAATCTCTCTTCCTTTTAATACAGGAACACCCCTTTCCTTTCTATGTATCATTTCACCTAGTAATAAATATGGTGTTAATATAGGACCATAAACTCTTGCATCAAACTCTCCAATTAAGTTGTCTTTTAACTTATACCACTCTGAACCTGCTACATCATTGTCAGGATCACGCAATAGATATCCTAAAGGCATTAAAACAGCAGAACCTGCTATTCCCTCGGCTAATTGTCTATAAGCACCTTTACCAAAGAAATCTCCTTCTTTACTGAGAGTAGCCATTCTACCTTTTCCTGCAGAGATATCTCCTGCTCTAGCCATTATTCTGAAAACTCCTGTAGCAGCACCAAATACACCATAATTATAAGACATTTCCATAGCTTTAAACATGAATCTTGGGAAAGGTAAACCTAAAGTTAAACCTGATTTAACAATAAAGTTATTCAATAGTCTAAAAAGACCAAACTTAGGTTGTGCCGCAAAGGTAAACTCAAGAGCATCATCTACTGCCTTTGCCATCATATCATCCGTTACCTCATCTAAGAAAGTTCCCTTTTCTAAAACTTCATCTATTGTTGTATTTTTATTAATTAACTGTCTTTCTAAAGAACCCATGTAAGCTCCTCGTCTAAACAAGGAGTCTTGAAATCTATTAAATACATTAAAATGATGTATAGCACCTTCGTACTTTTCTAGAACAGAATCAACCCCACGATATAAGAACCCGGGTTTTCCTATGTTGTCTGTTCTAGTGCTAGATAAAGCCTCTTGATTAGGTTTTGCTTTTTCTAATCTAGATTTGACTTCGCTATATTGATTCCACATTCTACGTTTAGCTTCGGTAAAATTGCCTAATAAAAAGTCAGATATTATTGCCGCTTCTGAGTTGTCTCTCATGGTATATTTCATTTGTGCCATAGTGCCTCTGATACTAAACTTTTTAGTGGGGTCTATAACATCTTCTAATCCACCTATTATTGTATCAATAGCTAGTCTAGGAAATTGAGCATATCCGTTTCTCATTGCAGTTGCAACACCCGATACTAAAGCAGCTCTACGAACATTTTCTAATCTTCTAAACACTTCACCAAAACGACTATTTACTGCAACTGCTGCTGTTTCTTCTGCCAACTCTTCAGGAGTAACTTTTCTATTAGCTCTGCTTAACTTCTGTGGCAGTTTAGATATTAAACTTAGTGTACCCCCTGCCCTACTTGTGTGGGATAACATCATTGCTGCAAAGTCTTTACTTGAGACTCCATACTGTCCTAATATTCCTAGAGGTATATCTTTATTAATATGATCACTTAGTAATATTTTAAATATTCTATCAGAAATCATCTCCTCTTTTCTAAGTGGTTTTAATAAATCTTTAACTACATTTATATCTCCACCTTCTGCTACTAAAGATTCTATATTTTTATTAGCAGTATCAAAAATATCTGTTATACCACCAACAACTCTTGAAAATACGTCAAAATCTAAAGCAGGTTCAATTAATTCGTTTTCTTCACCTACTCTTCTTATCTCTAATCTACCTGCATTTTTAACTACCTCTTTATCAACACCTGTTACTTTACCATTTTTATTTCTTATTATAGCACCTGTGCCGAAAGTACTTTCAATGTCATCCACAAAACTATCTTCTATTCCTGCACTTATTTGTCTCTTTTTTTCAATAGTTTTTTGTGCTTTCTTCGTTTGAGCATCTCTAACTTTTTTTACTGCACCATCTATTCTTTCTCTTAATGTTCCTACGTTTGATTTTAAAGCATTTTTAGTTGCATAACCACTTAACGCACCTGATATAACAGCAGATGTACCCATAACTGTAGCAGTTCTTGTAGGGTCATAGTTTTCTCTTATACCCATTTCTTTTTCTGCACCTTGAACTACAACATCTACTATACCTGCTTGTGTTGCATCTATAGCTCCTGTAGTGGCGGCACTCAATAATATTTGAGTTACAGTTTTACCTGCAAACTTTTTACCTGCATACTTTAAAATTTCTTTACCTGCACCTAAAGATATTACAGATAGTGGAGCAGATATGTTAGCGGCTATATGACCACCCACTGTATCAACAACATCAACAACATTGTCAAGTATGCTTTGTCCTTCATATCTTTTTAGTTCAACTATAGAAGCTAAGTTATTTGTTTTTCTATATATTCTAGCAGCTCTTGCTTTCATCTCACCAAACTTCTTGGCTTCATTCTGAAACTTTATTCTTTGTATGTCATTTGTTGCAGTATTAGCTTTATTTATAGCTTCTTGCTCTTTTCTTGTTGTGTCTTTTAACCAATCTAGTTCTGCAACTGCATTCATTTCATTTGATGTGATGAATCTATAATTATCAATCATATCATCTACTAGATTTTCTCTATTTAACTCACCTTTTAAAAAAGGCAGTACAAAAACACTAGTTCCAATATCTTTTTTTGTACCAAATCTGTCTTCTCTATACTGAAGAATATCATTATAGTAGTCATCATCATCTATTAAGTCTTTTTTGGAGAGAGTTTGTTGAGGTTGTTGGTCAACCTTTTCTACGGGAGTCGCAGTTATTTGTGTGGGAACGGGAGATGGTTGATTGAAACCTAACGCATCGTCTGATCTAGTATCTAAAGACATAGCTTATCCTATCTTGGTATTGGTATATTTGTTATAAATTCTTGATTGGCATTCTGTAATACACCCGGTCCTAGATATATAAATTTACTACCATCTCTGTTTGCATATACTTTACCAAATTCAGGTATAACACCTTGTCCTGCTCCTATAGCAGGAATATTATTTGCTAATGATATGAAGTTAGAAACAACATCACTATTTAATAAGTTGCCTATATTTTCTCTTTGTATATTTTTCATTATACTTGCGAAAGCATTTTGTTGTACATCTCTTATTAAGTTAGGTTTAGCTGATGGTAAAATAAAGTTTCCTGTAGATGAATTAAACCCTGTTGCTATCATGGCATAACCATCGTCACGTAAAATCTTATACTGTTTAAGTAAATCATCCATAGTAAAGTCACCAATAGCTATTTTCTTTTCTAACTCTTTTAAATTTATTTTATCTTTCTCTAGAGCGAGTTTACTTCTTTTTTCTTGCAAATCTTTTAAATTTTTATTTTGATCAATTTGATCCACATCAGCTTTTACTAGTTCTACTTTGTTTTCCAACATCTCTTTATTTAACTCTATGTTATCTACTTTGGCTTTTAATAATTTTTCTTGCATTGGAAAAGTTTTTATGTCTTGTTCTATTCGTTTCTTTGATAAACTTGCAGTCTCAAACGCTTGTATTTTAGATAAATCTACAGGTGCTGCTTTTATACCAATAGCAGGTCCTGAAGGCACAGGTTTCTGCTCCATATAACCCGTAGATGCCACCAAGTTTTGATATATTTTATCTGTATCAGGTGTTGTAAATATAGTCTCTTTGTATGCACCTAATGCTTTTGCTTTAGCTTTTAAATCTAATGTTGGCATAGGTGCAATCTCTTGTGCAAAACTTTGTGCTATCTGATCTAAACTTCTATCAGAAGTTACATCTTTTAATGATCCTTCTTCTATGTAAGAATTTAGATAATTAAAACCTTCTGTTTTACCTTTATTAGCATAAGCAAATTGTAATTTTCTAGCATTAGCATCTGCTAATACGTTTGATAATTTATTACCATTTGTTGAATATATTGTAGATGCTATTTCATATTTTATATTATCATCTAAATTACTATCTTTAAAAAAGCTATTTACTATTATAGATAAATCTTTTTTGACTCTGTTAGATACTAGCTTTTGTTTAGCTGAAGCAGTTTTTAATTGTGGAGCAGTATTGTCAACAAATTTATTGAATGCATCAGTCATTTCTTTTTGTTTCTTTTCTCCAGATACACGAACAATATCTGCAGCTCTACCACCACTGATAAGTAATCCTCTACCTAATCCTAATCTACCAAATAATCCCATTACTCTGCTTCCTCAGTTTTTCTTGCCATTAAACCTTTTCGCTCTTGTTGTACAGTTTCTTCTGCTAGTTCAGTTATCTCTTCTTGTTGTTCAGGTGTAATCTTTTGTTCGCCTTGCAGTTCTAATACTGCGTCTTCAACCATTTTATCAGATACCTCTAAATCAACAGATGTCTCAGTATTATCTATGTTATAATTAACACCTGCAACGTCTCCCATGCCTTTTAGATATTCTACAATTATAGGATTAACTAAAACTGCCACATCTATATTATGTTTGCCTTCCATAGTTCCTACCAAAGTCATAGTTTCTGCTATGGTAGTTAGTGATGTGCCACTTTCTAATAAACCTAATACTTGATTTGTATACTTTGGGTCACCTATTCTTGGTATATAAAAGTTTATTGCATCTTCAACAGATGTCATCTGTGGTGGAGTTTGCCAAGGTCTAGCACCTAACTCATGTGTTAGAGCCATTCCCGGAATAGGAGCATCTAATTCAGGTTCTAATGATCTTGCCATTTACTGTTCCTTTACATCCATGTTTCTTTTAAAAGCATCTCTAATAACTTTTACATAGTATTCTGTTTCACTCATATCTCCTGCCATATTAGATTCAGGTCTTTTTAATAGACTTGCTTTTTTATTTTCTACAGGAGTGTTACCATTTCTTTTTAGAGATTCATTAATGTTAAACCATGATCTACGATTTGATCGGATATAAGTTGTCATTTTTTAGTCCTATTTTCTTTTCTTTTTCCGTTACCATGTCCATGAAGTAACGAATAACTTTCTTTAAATTAGGTTTGTCTTTAATGTACAGAGCGAATCTTTCTCCATATCTTTTGTATAACCAAACAAACCACTTTGGAGCATCTAGATCTAACCAATTTTTAAACTTAACCCATTTAATATTATCAGCACCATATACTTCTCTAGCTACCCAACATAACCAACCACCTATAAGTGAATCTTTTCCTGCAGTTAATATAGTACCTACCATGCCACCAAGTCCTGATGCTGCTTTTGCATCTGCTTCCATCTCTCTTGATTTCATCATTGCATCTGCTTGTACGTTTGTAGTAGCTAACTTGTTGATTCTATCTAATTCACTTTCAGCACTTGTCCATGCCCACTCCATAGTGTCTGCATAATATTGCCATAAGTTATCATATGCTTCTTTTGATATGTCTAGTAAATTGTTTGCATTTATTTCATTAGCTCTATTTACAGCAACAGTATCTGCAGTGGCTATCTCTCTTCTCCATACTGCATTGTTCTGTGCTATAGCTAATTGATTCTGTGCATTAAACTGATCACGTTGATTATTTAGTTCTGCATTAAATCTTTCTACAGTATTAGCTTGACCTGCATTAAACTGTGCCTGTGCATTAGACTGTGTTGCGTTAAACTGTCCTATTTGTGTAGCTAGATTAGCAAAGAACTGATCAACTTGATTCTGTGATGTAGCATTAAACTGTCTAGAAGCATTAGTAGCTGCTTGGTCAGTCAATAAAGATTGTATTCTTTGCTGTGATTTAAATAAGTTAGTTTGCTGTGTATTAGATAAATTAGCCATGTCTCTTTGTAAAAAAGACTGTGCATTTTGTACTGCAGATTGCTGTCTATTATTAAGATTAGATAAATCTAGATTTGCTAATGCTGATGCTTCTGCTATAACTAATGCTTGTCTGTTAGACAAGTTGTTTAAATTCATTGTGTTTGCTAATTTACTGTTCTCTAATGCTATCTGTTGTTCTGCAGTAAAATTAACATTTGCTACATCAGCTATTCTTGATGCATTTTGAACTCTAGCTTGGAACTCTTGATCAAACTCTTGACCTATAAAAGCCGCTCTTTGTTGAGCCGCCAACATTGCACGTTGTTGTCTATTTGATAAGTTCTGTGTCTCAAATTGTGCTTGTATCTGTGCATCTGCTTGTGCAATAGGTAATGCAGATTCCATAGCAGCCTGTACAAGTGCTTGTCCTGCAATACTAGACGCACCCAAACCTCTCTGTTGCATAACAGATTGCACACCTCTAATTGCTCCTGCCGCCCATGCAGGTGGATTTGTAGCATCAAAGTTCGCAGTCAATAATCCTAGCTGACCTGCTACAGAGGCTTTGTCTGTAGGGGTAGCAGTGGCAGCTTCTATCTGCTCTGTAAATGTTTTTGCTCGTTCTGCATTTGCAGTTGAAGTTACAAGCTCTCCTGATTGTATTTCTCTTTGTGTAGGATTATTTATTAATGTAGCATTACCTTGAGCTGCATTTAAATCTCCAACACTAGATGCTATTTGCTGAGCCGCTGTAACTTGTGCTCTAGGATCAGCAGGGTTTGTCTGAGCTGCCTGTGTGGCAGTAAGTGCTGTCTCAACTGAATCAGTGACTTGATCAGGAGTCATTAGGTTTGCAGTAGTTTCTTCTCTAGCATCTACACCTGTTGTTGTAGCCATAGTTGTTGGAACAGATACAACTCCTTGAACTAGTCCTGTACTAGGATCAATAAATTGTTCTTGTTGCTGTTGTGTTCCTACAGGCACAACTGTAGAGCCATAAGGTAATGCAGGAGACTGCATCTGTTGTGCAGTTATGTCACCAACCTTTTGTCCACCTGCAGGGTCATATTGAGGTATGTCCTGTATTGGTAAAGTTCTTGGTGTAGCTTGTCCACCCTCTTGCATCTTAACAACACCACCACGAGCCATTTGTTTTGCAGCATCTTCATAAACAATCATCTGTCTTTTCTTCTCAGGATTTTGCTCTAGGTAATTATCAAAGTTTTCCATAGCTCCTGTGTAACCAAGACGATTAGCTATCTTTTGCATAGCTTGTGGTTTGAAACCTGTAAATATTGCCATTATCTACTTCCCATCAATACTTTGTCTAACTTATCTTCTAATCTTCTGATTGCATCCATCAACTCGTGCATA